TTTGGCAAGGAGGAGGACAGATATTGCTTTGACGATGAAGGGAATCCGATTCCGATAACTCCCCCCTGAATTTAATTTATGTTTCGTTTGAGATAACCGGAGTGATGAGGTTGAAATAATACATAGGTTGATTGCGTGATCCGGTGTGGATATTGATAATATTTGGAGGTATTTAATGAGAAAAATAGAGAACTATGATGAAATGACAAAGGATGAAATTATTCAGGCGGAAAGGGAAAAACTTGGTGGAATTTACAACCAGTATGATTCAAAAACAAAAAAGTCCGTTTCCGCGTTGGTGAATGAAGCTGCTTGGATGTCCGCAAGTCTTTATGAATTAAGAAAAATTGTTAATGAAAAAGGCTACACAGAAATTTATCAGAACGGGGCAAACCAACACGGAACAAAGAAATGTAGCGAAGTCGAATTGTATAATACTATGATAAAAAATTATTCGTCTGTCGTAAAACAGCTCACTGATCTTTTGCCGAGAGATAAAAAAGAGAAGACGGATGAAGATGATGGATTTGCAAATTTTGTAACAGGGAGAAAAAACTAACATGATAAAATATCCGGATGATTATAACCCGATAAAAGAATACTGGGAGTATTTGAATGAATGTAAAAATACAAATATTGATCCTCCTGGATATAAAATTTATGAGACATATCGAAAGATTATTTACGATATGGAACATCCGGGAAAGTATTTTTATTCTCACAGCAGGGCAAATCACATATTGGAATTTGCAGAGAATTATTGCAGACATTCAAAAGGTGCACTTGGCGGACAACTCGTGGAATTGGAGTTGTGGGAAAAAGCAACGCTTGCGGCCATCTTCGGATTCATCGACGGGAACGGATATAGAAAGTACAAAAAAGCAAAGTTAATCGTTGCGAAAAAAAATGGTAAATCTCTAATAGCATCCATTGTCGGATTGTATTTGTTAGTTGCAGATGGAGAACACGGGCCCGAAGTTTATGCAGTTGCCACAAAAAGAGATCAAGCGAAGATTATATGGCAAGAGTCAAAAAAAATGGTCAGAAAATCAAAACCATTATTAAAAAGAATCAGAACGCTTGTTGCCGAACTCGTCAGCGATTTTAATGACGGTGTTTACAAACCGCTTGCATCCGATAGCGACACTCTTGACGGCCTGAATATTCACGGCGCATTAATGGATGAAATACACCAGTGGAAAAGCGGAAAGGCTTTATATGATATTATTGCAGACGGTGTTAGCGCAAGAATGCAGCCACTCATTTTTATCACATCTACGGCTGGCACGATTAGAGAAGATATATACGACGATGAGTACGAAGAATCCGAGCGAATCATAAATGGATATTTTGACGATGTTGGATATAAGGACGAAGAAGTAATATCTTTTATCTATGAACTTGACAACCGCAAAGAATGGACGGACCCAAACTGCTGGAAAAAGGCAAATCCCGGATTGGGAACAATAAAAAATTTTGATACGCTATTTAAAAAAGTCGAGAGGGCAAAATTAAATTTATCCCTTGTTAGAAATATCATCTGTAAGGAATTTAATATACCGGAAACGAGTTCCGAGTCATGGTTATCAAAAGAACAGGTTATGAACGAAGCTGTATTTGATACAGCTGTGTTAAAACCAAAGTACGGTATAGGCGGATGCGATCTATCGTCGAAGGTAGACCTAACAGCCGCAAAAATTATATTTATGGTTCCCGGCGACGAGCATATATATGTCTTGCAAATGTATTGGATTCCGGCTGATTTGGTCGAACAAAGAACGAAAGAAGATCATATCCCGTACGATCTATGGATTGAAAAAGGATATTGCAGGACGTGTCCGGGAAATAAAAATCATCCGAAGTATATTACGGAATGGTTTGTTGAAATGCGAGACAAATATGATATTTATATTCCGTGGATTGGTTATGACGCATGGTCGGCAACATATTGGGTAGAAGAAATGCAAGTATATTTTGGTATAAATTCTATGATTCCAGTTATACAGGGAAAGAAAACATTGTCCGATCCCATGAAGTCACTTGGAGCAGACCTTGACAAAAAACTGATTGTGTATAATAATAATCCTATGGATAGATGGTGTTTATTTAACACTGCTATCGACATAGATAAAAACGATAATATACAGCCGATAAAAACAAGCAAGCCGACGCGAAGAATAGACGGAACGGCGGCACTGTTAGACGCATATGTTGTTTTGCAAGATAAAATGGCAGAATATCAAACGATGATTTGACGAAAGCGGGTATATAATGAAATTTTTTGATAGATTTAGAAATGTTGCGACATCTGCAAGGTTTAAGATGGTTACAGAGCGCGGAAACGGATTTTATGAATGGAACGGCGTTTTGTTTGAGAGCGATATTGTCAGAGCATGTATTCGTCCAAGAGCAAAAGCAATCGGGAAGCTTGTCGGAAAACACATTCGCAAAACCGTAAAGAATGGCGCAACGGAAATAGTCACGAATCCAGATGCTTATATGAAATTTCTGCTAGAAGAACCAAATCCGTATATGTCCGGACAGGTCATGCAGGAAAAAATTGCAAATCAGTTATCATTAAATAACAATGCGTTTATATTGATTATGCGTGACGCCAATGGAATACCTGTAGAATTATATCCGATTCCGGCAACTGGTGTAGAAGCCATTTATAATGCATCCGGTGACTTATCGCTTAAATTTTATTTTATAAATGGAAAATGGATGACAGTTCCGTATACAGAAGTAATTCATTTGCGCGATGATTTTTACAGCAATGATATTTTTGGAGACTCTCCGGCTGTTGCGCTGACGAGTTTAATGAATGTTGTCGGAACGATCGATAGAGGAATTATACAGGCAATTAAAAATAGCAGTGTCGTACGATGGCTATTAAAATTTACGACACCATTGAGACCGGAAGATTTAAAAAGAAACGTGCAGGATTTTGTTGATAATTATTTGAGCGCAGAAACTACAACGTTCGGCGCGGCTGGCATGGATTCGAAAGCAGACGTAATTAGAATCGAGCCAAAGGATTATGTTCCAAATGCAGCGTTGACAGACAAAACAAGAGAGCGCATTTTATCGTTTTTTAACACAAATGATAAGATTGTCCGATCAGAATATACAGAAGATGAATGGAACTCATATTTTGAAGCAAGAATTGAGCCGGATTCTGTACAGATGGGACTTGAATATACAAGAAAATTATTTACAAGGACACAGCGTGGATTTGGAAATAAAATTGTGTTTGAAGCAAGCAACCTGCAATGCGCAAGCATAAGTACAAAACTTGCACTGGTCGCAATGGTAGACAGGGGAGCATTGCTTCCAAACGAATGGAGAGAAACGATGAATCTATCTCCAATAGCGGGCGGTGACGAACCGATTAGAAGGCTTGACACGCAGGTTGTAAACCAGCTTGTAAAAAAGATCGATGGTGAAAATTATAAAGAACTTTCAAATTTAATTCTGGTCATGCTTAGCGCGGGAAAGGATAATGATCATGAAAAAGATAGAAATAAAGGGTGAGATAATACCAAATGACGATCAAGAAATGTACGACTGGTTCGGCATAGATGCAGTTTCGCCAAAAAAAGTACTATCTGAATTAGGCGTTGCCGGTGGTGATGATATTGAAATTGAAATAAACTCAATCGGCGGCGATGTTGTTTCCGCTTCCGAAATATCAACCGCTATAAGGTCATACGCAGGAAACAAACAAATTAATGTTGTAGGTCTTGCGGCTTCCGCGGCTTCCGTGATTGCAATGTCCGCGAAATCATCTATCGCACCAACTGCATTACTCATGGTACATAATGCATCAACGATAGCGTCTGGAGATTACAGGGATATGCAACATGCGGCTGAATTGCTAAAAACAGTCAACAAGGCTGTGGCGAATGCGTACATGGAAAAGACGGGGTTGTCGGAAAAGGAATTGTTTGCTATAATGGATAAAGAAACTTGGATGTCGGCGCAGGATGCAGTAAAAAACAAATTCATTGATTCGATTATGTTCATTGATAAGACAGGGTCGCATCAATCAAATGCTTTTTACAACGGTCATGGCTTGATTTCAAGGCAGACCGCTGAAAAGATAAGAAATGAGTATATGAAACATGTAAATGCCGGCAATGTAGAAAACAAGCCGGAAGATGCGCGGAAGATAATGGCGCAACTTGAACTTTTAAGATTGAAGGGAGAACAGAAGTAATGACAAGAGAAGAATATCTTGCAAAAAGAAACTCGTTGCTTGACGCCGCGCAAACAGCAGCGGACGCTTCCGATATGGCAACGGTGGGGGCAAAAACAGAAGAAATCAAAAAGCTTGACGCATCGTTTGAAGCGTCTGCGGAGGCACAGGCTAACATTGCAGCAATGAGAGATCAAGTATCACAGGCTGCGCCGCTCACGGCAAATGGAATCACGTCAAATGTTGTGAATTTTGTCGGTGGGAAAGCGGTAAAGCAGGAAGAAAAAGAGGATATTTATGCATCAAAAGGATATAGGATCGCATTTGCAAACTATGTAGCAAAAGGGGTTCCGATTCCTGCAAAGTTTAGGAATACAGACGAGAATACGCTCACAACAGATGTTCCGGGCGTAATTCCGACAACAATCGTTCCGAGAATTATTGAAACGATGGAAGCGATCGGAATGATTTATCCGTTAATTACGAAAACGAATTATAAGACTGGTGTCCAGATTCCGACATCCTCTGTTCGTCCGGTTGCTACACGTGTGGCAGAGGGCGCGGGTTCGGATAAAAAGAAAAAAACAGTTTCCTATATTACGTTTTATGCTTACAAATTGCGTTGCGAAATCAGCTGG